GTTCTGGGATCAAACGCGCAGAATCCTTGAAAATCCTAAGCGCGTTCGTGTGTTGGACTATGAGCAGCCCTACATTACGGAAGCCGAGGCAAAGATTGTAGCAACACTGCAGGAGGCCTATCCAGATCTCCAGCCCGATTGGTATTATGTGCCTCAGACTCACGCGTAAACGCGTGAGGTGGTAACGACCTCAGACTCACGCGTAGGTAATGACCTCAGACTCACGCGTAGGTAACGACCTCACGCGTCAGCTGTAGCGCCTGAGGAAGATGTCTGAGACCCCGTCTGTGCAGCAACTCCCTTTTGCTTATCACAATCCGAAACCTCTCCTCTCTGCAGTGCCTCTTTTTTGGCATCAAGGCCTTTAAGCCACTTCCCCTGCTGCAGTGCAATTGCATCCTGAACAATCACCAGACGTTGCTGTAATGAATCCAGGGATGGCCCATTAATATCCGAATTAAGCGGGACAAAGCATTCTACACTATTCTGATAGACTTTCTGAATCCGTGGCCCCGAAAAGGATTTCAGCGTTGCCTCTAGCCGCAGTAAGCGTTGATCTGCATCCTGAACAGTTTCAGTTTCCGGTATGCCGGTTGCGGGGCAAATCGTAAGAGAGGAGCCAACCTCCAACCGAGCCTGGCGCTGTGCATCGGCCACAAGTGTAGGATTCTGAATACCGGGATTCCCAACATCCCCCTGGATAAACTCATCAGTCCGTGTTATCAGTTTACAGACTGCATCCTCTGCTTCTCCGATCTCATGAAAGAGTGTATCAAGAGGGTCTGCATCTTCAAAGGCCTCAAACATTTCTCGTGGATGAATCACAGCACAGTCAAAACAGACAATAAGTGAAATAAAAAATAGTGGCGCGATGGCTAAAAGGGCGTACCACAAAATCTTATCTGCCGTAGCCTTGTCAATGAATAGAGAAAGTATGGAAATAACTACAATGGCAACGACTGCCGCCTTGCCTAGATTCATTAGCAACGACATGGATCCCCTATAGGATAACGTTATTTTGTTTCCAATGACTAAGGATGGCGGATGCAGAGAGTTCACGGATCTTGAAACAGCAGACCTGTATTCTAACAGAAGCAACTAGAGAATTAGCAACTATCAACACACCAGTATGTGGATCTTGTCCGCTGCCTATTTCTATACCATCATTCCCTCCCTATCAGGACTGTAGCAGTTTAATTATAGGCGGCGATGGCCCCACGAGTATTGTAATAAGCCCTGATAGTTTAACGGCGTGGGTTATAACTTCAGATGAAGGAGATGAACAATTATATCGTATTGATCAGACAACTGATACTTCTGCAGGAACAATTTATATGGGCTATCTGAGGAGAATTGCAGTAGATTCCACAAACACATATATTTGGGGCACCAATTCCGCAGGGGTTATTCGCATTGAGATCGCGACCTATGATATTAGCGGTCCTCTTGCTGTAGGAAATAATCCGCAGGGAATTGCCATAAGTCCTGACAATTTAACTGTGTGGGTTGCAAATTATCAAGATAATACTGTCTCGTATATTAATGCCGCCACATTTCAAGTATATGGAGTACCTATACCTGTAGGCTCACGTCCGTTGGATCTTGTAGTAACCCCTACTACTGTATATGTAATAAACTCCAATGGTAATACAGTCTCATGTATAAGTACAAGCTCCTATACAGTTACTAATACCTTCACGGTTGGGAATAATCCACAAAGAATTGCAATAAGTCCTGATAATTCTATACTATGGGTTGCAAATACCAATAGTAATACAATATCCGTTATTGATAGCACAATAGGATTTCCTATCCAAACAATCAATATATCACATCCAGTCGCCCTTGCAATAAGTCCCGATTATTCCAGTGTATGGGTTACACAGGGATTTTTGAATACTGTTACACGAATTGATGCGTTAACATATGCGGCAATATCAACAATTTCTATAGGAAACTTCCCCCTGGGGATCGCTATTAATCCCGATAATTCCGCAGTATTAATTGCTAATACAACAAGTAATACTGTAACTAAACTCTATATACCGTCACCCCCGCCTAGTTTCCTAGTAGAAGGGCTTCCTATTCCCGATGGCGGAGCGGCTACCTTACTCATCACGGTTATCCATGGCCGCTCCGTGGACCTGACAACCTATGTAGAAGCTTCTGACGGATCTCTACTAACCTTTATTCTTCCATTCAACATAGGAGGTTCGGTGGCGCTATCGGGTTCTATCCTGACTGCCTACCAGACAATAACTACCCTCCCAATTACTGTAAGAAGTCCATCTAACTGTTTCCAGACACCTGCTACCATGATACTCAACATAATCCTTACGGTCCCCGCCTTTGTAACACCATCGGAGTCAAACTATATATTATCGAAGGTTGCAGCTTGTCCGCTTTATACATTAAATAAAATTCCGCCGAATCCCTGCCGTTTTGTAGTGGCCCCTGATCAGGGTACCTTGACATTACCGCCCGATCCAATTCCTGGACAGCCCTATCCTTATGTCACAACTCCTCCAGGTGCGCTTCACCAGTATCGTACAATACCGCGGATCAGAGGAATCGATCAGATTACAACACTCGTGCGGGGTCAAAGTGCATCAGAGGCAACTACGCGAAGGCAACAGGCTGTGCTGCGCGGGAATGTAGAATCGGCCAGTCCTTTCTTTCGGAAACCTCTGCCACCCCCACCCTGTAGTCTGCCATTTATACCTAAACCCCCTTATCCACCGGCCCCTCCCTGTAGACCGGTTAAATTCTAAGTCTATACTAGAGATGAGTAGTAGCTCTGGCGAGTACCTGCGCCGAAAAATGGCTGCCATGCCAAAAACGCTAGGTCCTGCGGTCTATGGTGATTCAAGCCAACGGACCTATGTTGTGCGGATGCGAAATACACCAACGCCAACCACAAGAGGTCCGACCCTCACCAAATCAACAGAGCCCAGTTGTTGCAAGGGACGACCTGCCGGTGGCCCCTACAATAATCGGAATGGGGATGGGCAGCAGCAGGAGTGGTCCACTGAGAGTCTGTTGGCTTCCCGAGTTAATTTTTGTGAACCCTTGCCAGGTAGAAAAGAAATCCCAGGCTGCTGTCCACCTCCTTACCCTTATCCTAGAGATCGTCCAGCCGGTATTTTCTATGATACGTCGGGTATCCCCATGACGGCGGCCTATCAGGGAGCAAAGTCCAAGTGCTGCAAATTTCAGGCAACTCTGGCATCGATTGCAAAAGTCCAGGAGCCATCGCGATGTGCTTGTGCGACAGATCCCTCAACACGGATTAATACTTTACTTGCTAACAATATGCCAAATGATGAAATACCCTTTCCTCCTGCCCAAAAACCATGCTGCACCCGCACCTATGTTCTTTGCACCTGCTGTGGGGCAGATAATAAATCGCACTTTTGTTACCAGGATGGCACTAAATACTATAGAGATAAAGATGTAGATGAGTCGTAATGTGATCATGAATAATTGAAAGACTGATGAATATTGAATATTCACGGGTCTTTACTGTTGAGTCTTTACGGTCGAGTCTTTACCACCGCGGGTCTTTACTGCCGGGTCTTTACCGCCGGGTCTTTACCGCCGGGTCTTTACTATCGAGTTGCCGGGTCTTTACTTCCGGGGCTTTACGCCAGATCGCATAGGGGGGGCCTTCTTAAGTCCTTTGAAAGGCTCCCGCGCCCGGAATCCTTCAACGGGCCCCGCAGCAGAATAGGGCATGATGCCGTCATCACCACTCGGGAAGAGATCGGGCTCCATATTGTTTTGGAAGATGCAGCTGCCGCAGACGCCCCGGGCGCCGCAGGTACAGGCAGATCCCTGGGGAAGCCCGGCAACATCCGTGCAGTCCTCAGTCGTCTTGCACTTGACCGCAAACGCCTCGACCTGCTTGGGTGACAGAGCAGACTTGCAGACCCAATACTGCAGAGAGCCCATGAATCCAACCACGAGGGAGTTCAGGAGCAGGGTAACAACGATTCCGACCACAGAAAGCCTCATGGATGTTGATAATGCTTTTAAGGCTGCAGAACCCATAAATGCAAGAGAGACCAGGACAGCAAGATTTGTAACTACTGCAACAGCGGCAACGATTAAATAGATAGGGCAAAAGTCAACCGCCCAAGAGGGGACTGCTAATAACTTCTGCAGGGTATCCATTGTTCTATTCTATTAGGTTATTTTTGTTCTGGGATCCCTTGGCTTTTTAACGCCCCTTCGGTGCACCTGCACCACCCGCTGCGGCTCCTGCCTTCTTAAACATCTTCTTGGGAGCGGCTACAGGCTCGGAGACATTCTCCTCCACAAAGGTCGCAGGGGCAGATGCAGCACGTTGGGTGACCGAGGCTGCTGCTACTGCTGCTACAGGAGCTGATGCAGCACGGGCTGTCGGAAGGACAGCCGCAACCGCAGAGTCCTCCTCCTCATCCTCACCATCATCGGCCTCTGCCTCTGCTGCAGCCAACTTCTTGGTCACAAAGGCCCGAATGTCCGGAGCTTCCGTGCGGAATGCAGGGCCACGCGTCTGGGAAGGATTGCTATCAATGCGAATGGAGTGAGCCTTCCACGTTGCACCGAACTTGCCTCCCGCAAACCAGACACCCGTGCACTGGATGATCGGGGTAATCATCGAACGCTTGGCCAGGATCTCCTCAATTGGAGTACTGGAGTCAAAGAGAGTCGGTGCACCATCCTCATCCTTGATGGCACCATTGTAGAAGGGAGCCGTAAACTCACCCTTCTTAGGCCCCTTATCATTCTTGCGAAGTGCAATCTTGACGGTCGGAGGATAAGGCTTCAGGGCACCCGCTGCATCGCGGCTGTACTTGAGGCTCGGGGTGTAGAAGGCCTTGATGACATCGCGATTCGGCGCCATCTTGAACCACTTCTGTGCATTTGCAACTCCTGCATCAATGAGGGCCTCGTCAAAGGTCTCCAGAAATGTCTGCAGATTGCGAACATACTCGTGCTCATCCACGCCGCGAAGGCTGACATCTACCGAGTACTTGACTGGCGCACCGGGCGTCTTGTCAAACACATTCACACCGTAGGGGACATAGAGGGAGCCCATCTCCAGGGAGATGTTCTGACCCAGATAACGGAGCCCCACCGTCTTGCCACCATTGTCCATCACCTTAGGTGCCTGGAATTCAATCTTAGATACATCAATCTCAGAGGGAGTGTAAATCATACTGCTCATCGTACTATTAACGAGGGGCGGCCGACCCCTGGTCAACTTTGGCGACCTCGGCCTTTTCTCATCGAACTGAAATTTTATCAAATGCGCTTTGATTTTGCAGAAGAACGACGCGTAGATCGGAGATGACGACGAGACAATTTCCGATTCCGCAGTTTGTGCTGAACACGACGGCTGGATATCTTCCGATGCCGCGTTTTGCGGTGAGAGCGATGACCACCTGCTGTTGTATCCACTATCGCTGTAATAAATTGTGCAATATCTCCACTCCAGGCAGCCGGATCATTATCCTCAGGTGAGGCTGCGATTAGTGGTAGTATCCGTTCCCTGAAACGTGCCCGTTTAGCCTCAGCTGATAAATCTGAATAATCGTCTTCCCCATATACTTCTTGAAACCATGCCTGGAGCTGATCTCTCCGAGATGGCGGTGGAATCATAAATTCGGCCAGAATAGCAGGTATTCCTGTAATTATACGTTCTAACATACCAGTTGGACAACTAAATCGACTGGGGTTGACCGTAGCCACTGTAATACCTGTGTATCCTTCCATGCCACCTTCCCCATAAGCCAACACACAATCCTCAATAAAACGCCTAGCAAATATTTGACGAAACGTAGGAGCCTGACTTCTAATAAAAAATAATCCAACCGCAGCTACCTCAGCAGTCGGCACACGAGGCCGCCCCTCAATTACCCGTGTAGTCTTTCCAGCTAATACACCCTGTATTCTCGCCCAGATGGCATTTATTAAAATGGCTGTTTCGCTAGGATGAGTTCCAATCCAACCCTCAGCACCAGTGGAAAATGCAGTCATGTCACTCGCAAACTGAAGAGGGGGCATGACACCTCCATTATTCAATCTAGCAAAATCGGCCAACATCTGAAATCCTTGTTTCTTATCTCGAAGAGATCGGAATGTATTATGTATTTCAGCACAAGCATCCGCATATCCGGAAGGCAATAATGCCGCATATAATTGTTTATAGATCCGACCTGGTAAACCGGGAATCTCACCGTCGCGATCGCCGGGTAGGACACCTGCAGTTACTCCTGGGACTGGAGGATCGGGTGTTGGCAAGACGGCAGGAGGGGGAGCAAGGGGAAGTAAATCAAATAGGGGTACTGTTGGGCCGAGTATACCCAAGGCATCCGCAACAGCGTCCGCAAATACTCCATTCCCTGCAACTGCCGCATGAGGTGCTAATGCTCCCAACGCAGCGGCCAATGCACCACCTGGGGGTGCACCTAATGCTAATGCTGCCGCATGGGGATTTGCTGCTACCGCGGCAGCTGCAGGGAGAAGAGGGACCGCTCGTTCTGTCGCATCGTGAAATCTCATAATAAAATGTCCGATCCGCCCTAGTAATTCGCGCCGTTGCTCTTCAGGCGTTAAAATAGGAATAGGCGGTCGCAGTTCACTATAGGGTCT